CGATGTCGACTGTAGAGTTGAGATCCGCAGTCGGCGATGATGATGGAGCCGAGCGAAACGCAAGCACCGAGCGCGGGGTCGCATCGATGTCGGTTTCGACGGGCAGATGTAACGCCCCGCCGAGCGTTGGCACATAGCACCACACATAGAGGCCGTCGAATCGTCCAACGGCGTCGAAGACGAGCCCTTCAGATCCGGGCACGGCCACGAGCTGCGTGCTGCGCAAGCGCAAGCGCCCGAGGATCACGCTGTCGGAGTAGCCGGCGAAACCGTCGAGCGTGTTGCCGAACGCTGCGCCCTTGAGTAGACCCACATCCACAGATGCAAGTAGGCTGAGCGGGCTGTCAGCTACAAGACGCTTTGTAACGGTGACGCCACTAGTGCCGCTCGGGCTTGCATCCTGGAACGCTGTCGATGTGACAATTGAAGTAATCGTGACCGGCATTTATTTGCTCCACCACATTGCCATATCGCGCATAAATCCGACGACGCCGCCGGCATTCATGAGATCCCCGTAGGCGTTGATCGCGCCCTGCACGCCAGTCGCGCCCGAGCCGAGCATGGCCTCGCCCGCAGTGAGCGCAGCGGCGTTCGTGCTCGCGCCCATCATCTTTTGACCGGCGAAGATGCCGAGCGCGCCCGGTCCCGATTGGATCGCGAGGTTCGCGAGGTTTGCGCCTGGGCTCCCCTGCACGCTGCCCATGCCGGCGCTCAGTCCACCTGTGAAGCCGAGTTGTTGCGCGACGCTCGCGTTGCCGCCGTTCGCCGCAAGCCCTTCCGCGAGGCGCTGCGTAAGGCCGAATTCTTCGATGCGTCGGCGCCCGTCCATGCGTGTCTCTTCAAGCGCTTCGCGCGCTCGCTTGCGCAAGTCTGGGATGCCCTGCACGGCGTTAATGCCGACGCCGGCGGCGATGCCCGCGCCCGCGAGTCCGAGGCCCGCAGCGCCCATAGCGAGGCCCGCGCCGCCCATGCTACTCAAGCCAAGTATGCCGCTTGCGAAGTTCAAGCCGCGCGACTGCACGCCCAGCTTGCCAAGCGATTCGCTCACTTGATTCGTGCGGCCCTTCATTTCGCCGAGGCGCTTCGATGACACGGCCGCAGCAGCGTTCAACCGACGCAGATCACGCGTTGCCGCGTCGGTCGCCGCTGCGAGTCCCTTCGCGTCGCCAGTGATGGCGATGTTGATTTTTGAAATTTTAGCCACGAGCGATCTCCTTGTTGATGGCGTCGCTGAGCATCGGGACCACAAGCGGCGTGACGCGCGGAATCGCCTTCGTGAAAAAGAACTTCCCGATCACTTTGCCCACGGTCATCTTTGCGCCCTTGCCACCGTTGCCGCCACGGGCCTCGATCATGTTGCGCTCGATCATCGTTGCCTTGCGCTTGAGCAAGTGGCCATACTCGACCCAACGGAGATACCAGTGGGGCGTGAGGAACGAGCCGCGCACCTCCTTGATACCGATGGCCGCCCACATCACGAGCCCCTTGCTGTAGCCCTTGACCTTCGTCGCTACGTTGAACTTCAAGTGGACATTTGGGCGCACTTGGCCGCGTATCGTCTCAGTGCCGGTCATGCGTCCCATCGGAGCGCTCGCCGCCACAGTCTTACGTGCGATCGCGGACCACTTGCGGAATCCGTTCTTCATGGCGCGACCGGCGCCAACAGTGCCAAGTGCTTTTAGCCGACGGTTGACCTCATCCACGCTCTTCTTGTCGAGCTCGACGATCATGCGAAATGAATTGCGCGGCGATGTCATGGGAGAGAGCCTTGTGGCCGTGGATTGCGAGGAACAGAGAGAGAGGGCTATCTAGTTGCACCTGGATACACGCTGCCTTCAGGGTTTCGCGGGCAGCGCTGGCAAGTCCAGTCCCTCCACATAGAGCGGCTCGATGAGTCGCGCCAGTGCGAGGACCTTCGGAGCGGAGAGCGCGCGCAGCTCGTCGGCGTGCTTCCACAATGTGGAGCCGTCGGCGCCAAGGACGTGCGCAGCGCAGTACCACGCCGGCATCCATGTGCCGCGCGTCTCTGCGTCTTGCGCCGCCACGAAGTGCGCGACGGTTGGACGAAGCAAGCGCACGTCGTTGCCGTCGAACTGCACGACGGCTTCGCGCGCGAGGAGGGACTCCAACACGCTCAAGGAGCGACCACCGTGATAGCTGAGTTCTGGAAGACGAGGGTCGCCGTCGCCATAGCGACGCCGTTGGGCGCGACGCTTATGTTGAACTCGGATACGAATGCGTCGCCGGTGATGTGCTTGCCAGAAGCCCACACGACCTTAGCCGCAGTGATCACCGTACCCGCTGAAATGCCGGTGACGAGCGCCGCGTGCGAGGCGTCGTAAAACATTTCGAGCGAGATCGTTCCCTCAAGGAAACCTTGAACCATTTGGCGATAGGTAGAATCAATCGGCGTCACGTCGATCTGTTGTCGCGAGACGTTGACGGTTGCGGAGACAACGTCGGCAACGACTGTTGCTCCGATGGAAAACGATGCTGCGGTAGTTGGGCTTGGCATTAGAGGTAGAGCTCCGTGTAGATTTCAAGTTGAGAGGTGCAGATCGCTGGGTTCTGTTCGTCGCCCTCGCCGATGGCCGGTTCTTCGAGCGCCCCAAACGATGTGCGGATGGCGACCACGACCGGCACGTTCACAATGCCCGAGCCTCGAATGGCCTCGAATGCCTGATCCTCGACTTCGATCGCCTTCGCCATCGTGTCCGCGATCGCGCTGAGTGTGACTTCGTAGCGCATGGTCACGCCTGACTTGTTGCCCAGCGCTCCGCGCTCGCCCTTCGTAATGCTGATCACGACTGCGGGCAACGTCACGCTTTGCAGTCGCGCGCCGATCGAAACGCGATCACCGGCCTCGGTCGCGTTGTCGACAACGAAGAAGACAAGAGTTGACTCAATCATGCGACCTCCGTCGCGTCGATGATGGCCACTCGGTTCTGCTGGTTCAAGTTGCGGATGCCGTTGATGCGCAGCGTGCGCCCGCGATACACGAGCCGATCGATCGGCGTGATGAGCAAGCGCGCGACGTTCGGCCATCGGAGACGAATCTCGAATGTGCAGATACTCGCAACGCCGTCGGCGAATGGTTGCTCTTGGGGCGCGGCTTCGCGCACATCGGCGCGGAATTGTCCGTAGTTCAGATACGTCTGCACGCGACGGCCGAGCGGGTCGAGCAGCGTCGAAGCGCGCGTCACGTTGACCACCTGCCGAGTAAGGCCGGCCGAGATCATGAGAACGGCGCTTTCACGCGAAGATGTTCGAGCATGAACATGCCGCCCAGTGGCACACTGGTCATCGTGATTGGTTGCGCGGCTTCGGGGTTGTTGTACCAGAGGCCTACGAGCGAGATCACGACTTGTGCGACTTCGTTGGGCATTGTCGCGTAGCCCGCGACGTAGGTGACGGTGATCACAGTGCCCGGGTATGTGGCCGGTGCGTTGAGGAACTCGATAGCGTCGAGCGCTTGAGTCGTGTCGGTCCAGTAGTCAGTGCCCGACGTCATTGCAACCGTGTTGTTGTCGGCATCCTTGTAGGAAACCGACGACGTCACAGTGCGCGGATACTCAGCGAACTTGGTGCGCTTGAAGGTAAGCAACGTCATCGTGCGCGACGCCGACGAGATGCGCACGCCGGTGTACGACTCCACGAACGCTTCAGCCGCGAGGATGAGACGAGACAACTCGCTGTCATCGTCGACGTAGTCGATGCGCAGCGCGGCTTTCACGGTTGCAAGAGAGAGTGCCATCGAAACCTCGGCGCTGCGTTCCCGCAGCGCCGAGGCAAAGGGAGATAAGAAATCAAGCCGCGTTCAAGAATCGAATCGATGCGAATGCTTCTGGCAGCATGATTCGACTGTCTGTGCGCATGTAGGTGTAGAGAGTGCTGCGCATGTTTGCCGCGCCCGAGTACGGATCAATCATGCTGGTCATGCCAGTTCGATCGAAGATTTCGAAGTAGTCCCAGTGACCGACGCCGGCCATAGCCTTGCCTTGGAGGTTTGCTGTGGTGGTGGTGGTGTCTGTGCTCGCGACATACTTGCCGATGACGTATGGCACGCCGTAGAGGAAGCCAGGCACGCCGGCGGTCAGATCAGAGTAGTTCTCCGATGGCTTCCACACGTACTCGGTGGTGTTCACCTTGATCTTGCGAACGGTCTTGAGGAACGTATCCGAGAAGAGCCACTTGAAGCGCGGCGACTGACGGTACTGCGGCTCGACTGCGTGCACGCAGTCGATGATGTTGTCGCCGGTCACCGCAGTGATCAGCGCATCTTCAGCGAGGACGACGCCTTGAGTCACGAGGCCCGCGAGGGAAGTTGCGCCGGTGTCGAAGATGCCTTGTGGTTCCGACGAGCCCGTACCAACGGTGTAGTACTGGTCAAGCGTGAGCGCGAGCGAGGCCGCGCATCGCTGCGCGATGTAGTCGAGGCCAGTGCCGACGCCGGCAGTGCCCACGACGTCATCGATGAACTCTTGCGTCATCGTGGTTGCACACACAAACTTGTACGGGTTGACGCTGATCTGCGTACCGAATGATGCATCGGCGGCAGTCACGGCGCCGTTGTCCGCGACAAGTGCGGATGTCGGAAGTGCGTTCTCGATGGTCACTGTGCGCTTGGAATCAATCGTGGTGATCTTGGCGAGTGAGCGAAGCGCAGACGCCTGTTGCAACTTTGCGACGATGCGGCGCTCCAGATCGGTCGGCACGCCCGCCCCGCTCGTGCTGAGTGTCATCACGCGGAGTTCGGCTTGATCGCCGCGCGCTGCGGCCTTGAGCCAACGCTCGGCGTATGCAGCGGAGTTTGGGTCGCTGTCAGATCCACGGCTCACAGTTGCAGCGCGCGCCGTGTACACGGGTTCGCCGAGGCGTGCTTCGATCGCTGCGAGGCGTGACTCTTGCGCCTTGGCTTGCGCGATGTCTTGCACGCTGCGCTCGATCTTGGTGAGGTCGGCGTCCATGCGCTCGATCATTTCGATCTCGGAGCCGCTGCCCTTCTGGGTGACGAATTGAGCCGAGGCGCCGGTGCGCTTCTCGATTCGTTCGAGTTCCTTGCGGTAGTTGTGCGTGAGGTTGTTCAGTTCGTTCAAGTTGTCCATCTGAGAATCCTTTGCATGTGAAGTTCGAGCCGAGTTTGTGCGGCCTCGATTACGGCCGCGTCAACGCAACGCAGGCTCGAATTGGTCTGTGGGTAGGCAGCATCAACAACGATGCTGATCTCGGAGAGTCGCGCAGCGGTGACGGTGCGCTCGGTTCTGGTCTTGTTCCATTCGTCACGGTCGACGAAGAAGCCAAAGCTCATTTCGCCGCTGAGATCGCCACGCTCAAGGAGCGCGCGCACGTCGTTGCCCAGCGTGGTGTCTGGCAGACTCGCTTCGTACTGCAAGCCAGTCGGAGAGTCGGAGAGCGTGAGCGTTCCGCTTCTCGATCGCGCAAGCGGCATCGTGTTCTGGTGGTTGTAAAGGAGTTTGATGTCGCCCTCGATCGAAGCGCCGAAAGCGCCTGGGGCGATGCGTTCGATGAAGGAGCGTCCTTGCTCATGGATCGTGCGGGACGGTTGCCCGTACACGGCAGCGACGCCGGATAGAGTCCTTCCATCGACCTTGGTTACGCCGGTGAAGTCACGGTGTGAAATCATTGAGAGCCCCCGCCGATGTGTCGGCTCCGATGTTTGATGTGCCCCCGCCGGTGCCCATGTTCTTAGCGACGATCGGCTCGTCGAGTCCAGGCAACGGCTTCATGTCGAGACGCGCGCGCGCTTCGTTGCGCGTGATCACGCCTGACTCGACGCCAGTGCGCAGCGCGGCCATTTGCTCGGCGAGCGACGGGCGCGTGATGGCGTCCGCGTCGAACGTCACAGTTGAGCCAAGCGTCGCAACCTTGCTTGCTATCTCAGCGCTCCACGCGGCGAACCAGTGCGAGAGGCACGCATCGACGTACATGCGCGAGAGCCATTCCATCGAGCCGTACGCGTTGGCGCTGTGCTCAGCGAGGTAGGAAGTCGGGACGCCGAAGATGCGCGAGACGTCTTCGACCGAGTAGCGGCGCGCTGCGCTGATGCCGGCGTCGTCAAGCGTTGAGGAGATGCGCTCGACCTTCATGCCCTCGCTGAGCACAAGCGGCTTGCCGGCGTTCTGGGCGCCCGCATGTTTTGCCATGAAGTCCTCGGCGATCATCTGTCGCGCGCCCGCGTTCAACGCGGACGGATGCAAGATCGCGAGCTTCGGGTTGCCGGCGTTCTTCATCGCTTCGAGCTGCGCTTGCTCTTGCGAGGCGAGCACCTGAAGCGAGGTACGGCAGAGGTTGATCGGGCTTTCGCCCCACATGCCATCGATGCCGATCGCACGAAGATGGAGCATGGAAGTGTGCGGAACGTCGCCGTAGGTCTGCGTTTTGTAGACGGGCGCCATGCCCGACACATCGAGCGACACGCTGCTATGTTCGAGCGGCAGAAGTTCGATGAGATCGCCGCCGAGCGTGCGGTTCACGACGGCGAATGCGTTGCCGTAGAGAAGCGCCTGGAGCGTCATCGAGCGTCGAAAGTCGTAACCCGTTTGGAATCGGTTCGGCTGGGCGAGCAAGCGCTCGGCGATGTCGTCGCTACTCGTGAGCGGCGTGCGCGCGATGTCGTTGGCGATCAGCGTGACGGCGCGGTACACGGGCGTGTAGCGCAGTGCGTTGGTCGTCGATACCGACGGCATTCCCGCAGAGTCGTAGGACACCTGAAGCACACTCTGAGTGGGCCAGTGTCCAAGCATTCTTTGCAAGATGCCTCGAAGCATGTGGGCATAATCGAGGGCGACTCGCGCGCGGATTACATCTAAACACGTCTACTTTCTTTTTTCCTCATATTCATCTTCGTAGGTTGATCGTTTCATTCCACCCCAGACGTGACACGCGATGATCGACGCCACGAGCGGATCGATAGCGCAGTACTCGCGAGACTTGATCGGTCGGATGTTTGAATTGATGTCGCGCTTGGCGTGAGCCTCGGCGCACGCGCGTCGGAGAATCGGATCGTCGCCGATGACGAGCTTGCCGCCGGCCCACAAGTTTTGAAACAGCGCGCACCCTGGGCCGAAGGTCGCGATGCCCATGCGGTAGCACGTGATCGGGACGCCGTCGGCTTGCAGTTGCTCGGCGAGGTACTTCGCGCCCCAACTGTCGTAGCCCACGGATCGCACGTTGAACTCTTCGCCGAGTTGGAGCAC